GGGTTGCGGCGCGGGGTGGGAAATGAGCGACATCATCGTCAGAGGGAAGACATACAAGTGAGTATTATAGTTTGCGATTTCGAGACTTACTACGACAAAGATTATTCGTTGTCGAAAATGATGACGGAAGAGTACATCAAAGATCCGCGCTTTGAAGTGATTGGCGTAGGGATCAAGGTGGACGACGAGGAAGCCGAGTGGTACAGCGACAACATATATTCCGTGCTCCAGTCTTTTGATTGGAAGCGGCATGAAATTCTTTGCCACAACACGCTGTTTGATGGCGCGATCCTATCGTGGAAGTATGACGTTAAGCCCAAGATGTGGTTTGACACGCTGTCTATGGCGTGGGCTTTGCATGGCACTGAGGTAGGTGGAAGCCTCAAGGCGTTGGCCTTGCGTTATGCATTAGGGGAGAAGGGCGATGAAGTTGTTTTTGCTCTTGGCAAAAGGCGTGTGGATTTTGACGCAATATCTCTTGAGCGGTATGGTGCTTATTGCCTTAACGATGTTGACCTCACTTATAAGTTGTTTAAAGTACTAGGCAAAGAATCTTCCGAATCTGATTTGAATTTTATAAACCTTGGCCTTCGTCGAACTTTTGAAAAGTAATTAAGAATGAGAGACGCGCAACGCATAGAAAGATTGTCTTATCTTGTTGGTATGGTGGAGCGCGAGTCGTGCGCCAATATTTGCGACAGGTTGTTCAGCGATGCGCTTAATCAGAAAACACATACCGATGAACAGAAGTTGGTGCGCGAGGTCATTATGAAGGTGAGCAAAGAAATTTCCGAAGCCATTCGCGCTAGGAGCAATGCGTGATAGTTAAGCATTCCTGATGGCTATTAAGATCAATGGAGTCTCGATAGATCCAGTAGCGCAGTTGATTGACTTGGAGCGTGCCGACTGCGAGGAGAGCCTGTACGAGTTCCTGCGCCATGCGTGGAAGTACTTGGACTCTTCGACGTGGGTAGATGGCTGGCCGATTGAGGCGGTAGCAGAGCACCTGCAGGCGGTGGTGGATGGTGAGATCAGAAGGCTGATCATAAATATTCCGCCGAGGATGGGCAAGTCGTCTATCACGTCTGTGGCGCTGCCTGCGTGGACGTGGGCGCAGAGTGATCGCGGTCCTACGTCAGGGCCGGGCGTACAGTTCCTGCATGCGTCGTATGCCAACCAGTTGTCTCTTAGAGACTCTGTGAAGTGCCGCCGGTTGATTGAGTCGCCGTGGTATCAGAAGTTGTGGGGTGATCGCTTTGTCTTAAACAGCGACCAGAACACGAAGTCGCGTTTTAGTAATGATCAGGGCGGAGAGAGGTTGATCACGTCGATTGGTGCTGCGGTGACAGGCGAGGGCGGATCGATCATTGTGGTAGACGATCCTAACGCGGCTAACGAGGCGTTCTCTGAGGCGACCATTCAGGCGACGATTGACTGGTGGGATGGGACGATGAGCACTCGTCTGAATGATCCCAAGACCGGCGCTTATATTGTGATCCAGCAGCGGCTGGCGGAGGATGACCTGACGGGCCACATTCTGGAGAGGAATGTGGGTGAGTGGACTCACTTGTGTCTGCCGATGCGGTACGAGCCTGACCGTGCCTTTGTGACGAATATTGGATGGAAGGATCCACGCGAGAAGGCAGGTGACCTGCTGTGGACAGAGCGTTTTGGCGAGCAGGAAGTGGGCCTTCTGGAAAAGCAGTTAGGACCATTTGCGACAGCCGGTCAGTTGCAGCAGCGCCCAGAGCCTGCGGGCGGCGGTGTTATTAAGAGAGACTGGTGGCAGACGTGGGTAGACCCACAGTTCCCGCCGATGGACTTTATTGTTGCGTCTCTAGATACGGCATACACGCTAAAGACCTCAAACGACTTTTCGGCTATCACGATCTGGGGCGTGTTTACAGAGGAGACAAAGGCGCAGGCAACCCGCATGGTAGGCCCTAACGGGCGTGCGATGTATATGGACCGCAGTTATGGTGAAGGCTCTCCGAAAGTCATGCTGATGCACGCATGGCAGCAACGGCTGGAGTTGCACGAGTTGGTCGAAAAGGTGGCAACAACCTGTCGCTCGCTGAAGGTGGACAAGTTGCTGATAGAGAATAAGGCGGCTGGTATCTCTGTCGCACAGGAAATGCGGCGGCTGTACGGCAACGAAAAGTTTGCCGTGCAGTTGTCGGATCCGAAGTCGCAAGACAAGTTGTCGCGTCTTTATTCCGTGCAGCATCTGTTTGCAGAGGGTATGGTGCATTCGCCAGATCGTGCGTGGGCTGATATGGTGATCACGCAGGTCGGGCAGTTTCCTCGCGGGAAGCACGACGACTTGGTCGATACGGTTTCAATGGCGTTGCGGCACATGCGCGATGTTGGTTTATTACAACGTGCGCCAGAACGGATTGCTGATTTGGAGGCGCAGGTCACTTATCCACGGGATTCTGGCCGTGGCGATCCGCTTTATCCGGGGTAAAACATGCTGGCTGGAATTGCTATTTTGCTGTTGGCGTCCCTGCTTTTTTCAGGTCATTGGATCTGGGTATTGGCCATCCTTTTTATCGCCTATATGTTGCGCGAGTGATGTTTACGCGCAGCGACAAGGGGTCCAAAAAGGGCCAGATAGAAGACCTAGAGCGGATAAACGACACGCGCCCAATGCTTCCGGCCCCTTTGTGGGTGGAAACTCTGCGGCAAGAAATCCGTTCTATGGGCGATATTATTCGCCTGCGGGAGGCTTTGGCTGTATCTCATAGAGACATAGAAAGGTTTCGCATAGAGCGCGACCGGCTACTTCGCACGCTTGTGGCAGAGAAGGACAAGGTGCGGGAGTTGGAGATCGTTATACAGAACCAAATGAGGTCTAAGACATGAGTAGGGTACTAGCGCAGGCGACTGTAGAGTTGCTGGAAGAGGGGTCTACGTCGGTCTGGGATGTTGACGTAACCGGCCATCTGGAGGGGGAAGAGGGCAAAATGCATCGCTTCTATACAATTTCTGCAAAAACCGACGATAATGCCGCGCAAGAGGGCATCCGTCGCTTTACAGACGAGATGGAGAAACTTTTGTCTTAGCGGAGCATTCCAATGACGGCGAAGCGCGGGCTTTACGCAAAATCAATCTGGCGCTCAAGCGTTGGGACGTAAAGTGCTGAATCAACATACAAGGATATCGCTATGGCTTCCCGCAAAAAAACTCTTGATGTGAATTTTCGCCCCTTTGCCAAAAATTATTTGGATAGATTTAACCATAACCAGTATGGGGGAGCCACTCCAGAAGAAGCGGTTACCCAACGTTTTATGAATGAAGGAATGGAGCACGGCGCTGCTTCTGACCATTTGAGCAATCATCGTTTACGCATTGTTGATGCTCACGGTGATCAATTTTATATGCCAGAACAGCGAAATGATTTCAAAAATTACATGAGTGATCATGGATATGAGCACACTCATTATAAATTTTTTCGCGGTGGGCGCACCGTAAAGGGCAAATAAAATGGCTATGACTCCCGGCCTCTCGCCCAGTATTCGTGAGTTGGGTCCTGAACCTGCGGCAGAACACGAGCCGTCTGAAGTCATCGTCGAGATGGCCCCGGAGGGTGAAGATGTCCCCGAAATAGATCGCAAGGGCAACATCCTGCGTATCGAGCACGGCGACGGTTCCATCACCGTTTCTTTAGACGGGACGCCTATTGATAAGGCAAAGCAGTCTGATGACGGCGGCTGGTTTGAGAACCTCGTCGATCAGATTGAGCAGCAGGAGTTGTATCGGATTTCCGAAGACCTTCTGCGCGGCATTTCTGACGACATCGAATCCCGTAACGAGTGGATCATGGACCGGGCCAACGGCATCAAGTTGCTGGGCCTGAAGATCGAGATCCCCGGCCTGCAGGGCGCTTCTGATGGTGCTCCGGTGGAGGGCATGTCCAAGGTGCGTCACCCGCTGCTGTTAGAGGCTGTACTGCGTTTTCAGGCGAATGCACGTTCCGAGATGCTGCCCACAGACGGCCCCGTAAAGATTCGTGACGACAGCCGTGATGGGGTGCCCGCCGACCAGTTGGCTGACGCCTTGGAAGAAGACTTAAACCATTACCTGACGGCGGTGGCGACCGAGTACTACCCAGACACCGACCGCATGTTCTTCATGCTGGGCTTTGGCGGATCCTCGTTCAAGAAAATCTACAACTGCCCGCTGCGTAATCGCCCCGTTTCTGAGACAGTGGATGCAGACGACTTGATCGTCAACCAGTCGGCTACTGACCTGCAGAATGCCAAGCGCATTACCCACCGTGCGTACCTGAAGCCCTCTACCGTGAAGCGGCTGCAGATCCTTGGTGTATACCGTGATATAGACCTTTCTACGCCCAAGATGGTGACGATGGATGCCCAGCAGCGTGAAGAGAAAGCGCAGCAGGGCATTTCTGTGTCGGTCACCAACCCAGATGACCGTGACCGTGAGATTTACGAGTGCTACTGCGAACTCGACATCAAAGGCTTTGAGCACGAGATGAAGGGTGAGGAGACGGGCCTAGAGATCCCGTATCGTGTAACGATAGATGTATCTACACGCGAGATTCTGTCTATCGTCCGAAACTACGATGAAGACGATAAAGAGTTGCCGACAGCGAAGGCCCGTTTTGTAAAGTACACCTTCGTGCCGGGCCTTGGGTTCTACGACATCGGCCTCCTGCACATTTTGGGCAACACGACGAACGCCATCACGGCGGCTTGGCGTGAGTTGCTGGATGCAGGTATGTACTCCAATTTCCCCGGCTTTCTTATGGCCGACACGGGTGGCCGACAGAATACCAACATCTTCCGCATTCCTCCGGGCGGCGGTGCTCTTGTGAAGACTGGTGGCCTGCCAATCAGTCAGGCAATCATGCCGCTTCCGTACCAGCCGCCGTCGCAGGCGCTGATGCAGTTGGTGAGCGACATGGCCAACACGGGTATGCGTATCGGTGGCACGGCAGAGCAGCAGGTTGGCGAAGGCAATGCCGAAGCGCCTGTGGGCACGACGCTTGCGATGATTGAGCAGGCTGAGAAGGTGATGAATTCCGTTCACAAGCGGATGCACGCCTCGCAGGCGCACGAGTTCAAGTTGTTGGTCGAGTGCTTTAAAGAGAATCCAGACTCGTTCTGGCGCAAGAAGTGCAAGTCCAAGACGCAGTGGGACCGTGAGCAGTTCTTGCGTGCGGTGAATAACTGCGACTTGGTGCCGCAGGCAGACCCGAATACGGCCTCACATGGTCAGCGCGTGATGAAGATCATGGCGCTGAAGCAGTTGCAGCAGTCGAATCCGTCAATGTACGACCCGATTGCGATTGATACGGCGGCGTTGCAGGCCATCGGCTGGAACAATCCGCAGCAGTTTATGGCTCCGCCAGAGGCGCAGAAGGCTCCGCCGCCTGAAATGCAGCAGATGCAGGCGAAGATGGCTAACGAGAAGGCAGAAGCCGATGCTCGTGTCATGGAGGCGAAGGCTAAAGTGGCCGAGATACAGGCGAAGATCCAGCAGGGTGCCTTTGCGCCCAAGCCGCAGACCGCTGCTGGTGCCCCGCAAGTTGATCAGGCGCAGCAGCAGGCGGCTTTAATGACCGCTAAGGCGCGTCTGATGGACGCGCAGACCAAGGCGCAGAATGCTGAAGTCGATCATGCCGACACGATGGCGCAGATTCAGCAGCGTGATAAGGATTCGACGCTTAAACATCACGATTTAATGGTCGAAGACCAGAATCGCAACATGGATAGGCAGTCAAAAGAGAAGATTCAAGCGATTGAGTTGGCTCGCGACATCCTAATTCACAACAGCGACCAGTCGCATGAGGCAAAACAGGCTCATCACGACCGCCAAGCGCAGTCTGCAGACCGAAAGGCCGCAGCAAAGAGCAGGGAAGCGCCTAAAAAGAAGGGTGACTAGCAATGATTGACGAAAAGACCGTCAGAAGGGCGTTGATGACGGCTAGGAGCGTCGTTCAGAGCGTGTCTTCATCGTCTTCGCAGGTCCGCGACCCTCATGTTCTGAATCCTGACCGCATGAGCAAGGGCGGAGTGCCTGCAGATCGCGTCAACATGCATCACGAAGCGTTGCAGGTTGGACCACTGGTCCTTGCCAAGAATCCGGTGTACGGCAATAAGAAAGACTTCAAGTATGCGTCAGGTGGCGAAGTAGACCGCGATTTGCCTCCGTTGTCATTTGACCCTAAAGAAGGTGCGGGAGCCGTTCCTTATAACAAAAATATTGATTACATGGGCATGGTTCGACACATGCCTGTGTCTGAATTTTTGGATATGGCACACCCCCTTCACAACCCAGATCAGGAATCATTGGATTTTCTAAAAGATCATCTTCGTAAAGGTCGTTCGTTTGGACAACCTTTTTTGAATGCTGACTGGAATGAAGATCAAAAACACTGGGATGTTCGAGGACACGAAGGGCGGCATCGATCAAAAGCAATTAGTGAGTTGTATGGTCCCCATACGCAAATTCCTGTACATGTTTTTCCTTATGGAATGAGGGCTAGGGACATTACTGACGAAATGAGAAACGCTCCTTTCGTCTCTGAGCAGCACGTCAGGAATCGCGCTGAAAACAAAAAATTGCAAAAGTTGTATGAAGAAATAGGACTGCCCGTTCCGTCGTTCGTGCTCAAACCGGAAAAATCCACGGGCGGTGAAGTAGACCGCGACGAGGCTCTTGTCTCAGACATTCCTGAAGATGTCTTGAATCGCATGGTCGCTGAAAGGCAGAAGGGTCAGCGCATCCACGAAACGCCGTCTTACCTCAAGTGGGCCGAAGCGCAGCCCAAGCCTAAGCCGAAACCGACTTTAAATATCCCCGAATATTTGTATCACGCCGCCCTGACCGACAATGTTCCGTCGATCAAGGAGTTTGGGATTGATACGCATTCGCCATCCAACTGGTCCAAGGCGGCTACGGGCGAGAATTACGGCGCAGGTTACCTATTTGCCGGAACTGACCCAGAAGACGTTGCTCGATGGGCGGGAAGACTGGATTGGGAGAAGCACAAAGAACTGGGCAGTGGAAAGGTTTCCATCGTTAAGTTCAAATCGCATCCTAATGACAAATGGGAACTGGATGAGTCCGACCCCATCGCGCAAGGTGGCAACAGGGGCGTGCAGGTCAAGCAGACTGGCCACATTCATCCAAGCCGAATTGTCGATGTGACGCCGTATCACATCAAGAAGGCAGGTGGCGGCTCGCTTAATTCTTTGATGGATGAAATTGAAATTCGCCATCAACATAAAAAAAATCCTGACGGTTATGAGAGTGGATCATCTACCGCTTTTCATAAAGGCAAAGAAATTGGCCACATGCCGTATGGGCATGGCGCAACAGACCGTCTGCAGATAGGCGACATGTATGTTGACCCTTCTTATCGTCGCAAGGGCGTTGCTACAGCGATGCTGAATGCAGCCCGTGCTGCGGGACATGATGTTCAGCATTACCCTGATCAAACAGACATGTCTCCTTCTGGTAAAGCATTTTCTGCAGCAGTTAAATTTAAGGGCGGTACAGTTAATCCGCATGAAGCAGACATCACCAAGAATACTGGCGGCGATGTCGAGCCTAAGTTAAGAACAGACAATCCCGGCGGTGAATGGCTTGCAGAGGAAAAAAATCTTTCTGCAAAAGCCGGAAATTATCCGTCAGGCGCTCCCAAACGATTTGGCGCGGTAACAGGAAACTTTAGAGAAAATCTGGCTTTGCCACTTTCAATTTTGTCTGGTTTAAAAGGGGTTAGCGGAGAGCAAGCCAACGTCAGGCAAAATGATCTCGACTGGCTCAAAAACCATATGCAGTCTGGAAAACTGCCGTCTATCTCTGAGAATAACAAGACGGAATACGCTCCGTTTGTAACAGTCGATCAGAACGGGAGTCCTTGGGTCAATGAAGGCAATCACCGCATCATGGCGGCGCATCAATTAGGTTGGCGTCATATGCCAGTCAGCGTTCGCTATTTCAGCGGCGGCGAGCGGGTCGATGGTCCTTTCCATCCTGATCGATTGCTTGCGATGCATCGTCATCATGTGGGGAAGCCGCGAATTGCAAAAGCAGAAAGCGGTGATGACATCACGAAATCCGGTGGCGGCGACGTTGACGATAACGGCGTTTCTGACTTTACGCCGCCCAAGTTGCGCGGCACGCAGATTATGAAAGAGCCGGGCGGGCAGTGGTTGAACGGTAGCGTTGAAG